AATCAATGCCGGAGAAAGGAGGAGAGATATGAAGGTATATATCCCTGGCACCTATGATAAAAGGTCGGTACACTCTTATCCGGAAGGAAAGGTGTTCATACCGTTATCAGGTCGTTTATCTGACCTGCCTCAGACAATGTCTGAGAAGAAGTCGGGTAGCGGCAACAACGTTTGCCACGTTAAAATGCTTTCAGCCAAGATCTACACCGAGTCTGGCGATCCCATAATATGGGATTGGGTACACCATTATACTCAGGAAAAGTATTTCCGTCAGTATTCGTACGCGTGGTACGCACACCGTCGTGCTGTGTACTGTCAGTGCAGTTATCTAACCGATACGCCTGGGCAGCTAATGGGCTACTCTCGATATAGGTGGATAATTAGTGTATACGGTGAGGTTGCGGAAAGCGGAGGGAAGTATCTCCAAAGGGTTGGAGGCTCTCACCAATTTGGTGTTCTAGTCTTCCCCGATGGACGTATTCAGCCCGAGGCTAACGCAGTCTATCCGAGATCAAGCAATATGAAATTGCGAAATCTCGCAAAGACTTTGGGTGACTACATCGCTTGCCATATGGACTTTCCGGGCTATATGTTCCGGGATAATCCAGGTGACGACCGTCTCATTAAGATCTTTAATGATGGCGTTCGTTTCTACTTGGATACATTCCTGACTTATGATGAGCCACAAAGGAACATTGGTTCCTCTGACTCGCCTGCAAGAATTACTGCTAAAGCGGTGGTCAACCTCCCTACATCCAGTCTAATGAATAAGCTGAGGCTCGACGAGTATAATCTCGTACTCGAAGAGGCTTATTCAACAAAACCCTTTGCTGCATATCATATACATGCTTTGCAACAGGGCGCATACTTAGATTGTATGGACCATGTGCCACAGATGAACGACAACAATATCGCAAATATTGCTGATATTGTCAAGTTACTGAAGGGCATTATCATCGATCATAAGGTCGATGTTCCTGATTCGCTGTCATCTCTATGGCTATCATATCGGTACGTATATGGTACTGGAAAATCTGACATAGAAGATGCCATCCGTTTCCAGAAAAGGGTGGCCGATGGCGTGCTATTCCATCAGGGTTTCGCATGTTACGGTTCCTCCGTCGATACTATCGATGGGGTAGACGTGACCTGCAGATGTCGCATTACCTTCAAACAGAAGGAGCTGGATTATCTTGAAAAGATTTCCACTGGGCTGTATAGATACGGCCTATCACCATCCTTCTATGCGATATGGGATATGATTCCATATTCATTTATTGTGGATTGGTTCATTCCTATTGGCGACATGTTAAACGCTTTTGATAAAAGGCGTATGTACGAGCGGACGTATGACATGTCCGACATCTGGTTCTCACTAAAGTATAGTATGAGAGATGATGACGGCAGTTATACTGCGTACACCCGGTGGGCGTCCTCTAGCCTTCCGGAGTTCCACGGATACTATTCACTTGAGAATATTGGTACCCCTAGTCATAAGACTACCGGCTTCCGGATTCTCGACGCACTAAGCCTGTTATTCAGGTAGAAAGGAGTTCCATATGAACGGAACAAAAACTTCTAGCTTTGGCTTTACTAACACCACAGCTGGACAAAACACTGTCACTCCTTTAGCACTAGGATTGACATCTAACTACTCACTCACAGCGGACCAAGCAGATGTAGCCACTCTTAATAATAAGACGGCACCTGTGGACAGAGAAGAAATAATTTCCTTCCGTAGCCGCAATCTCTCTGCAGTGAACTCTGGATTGAATATCCAGTATCCTTCACCAGTTAAGGGAGGAGTAGAGTATAGTCTGAAGATTGAGGATACCCTCACTACTACAGACTCAGATGATGCTAACTTTAGAGTAGACGAGCCTATTGTATGTACAATAGCTTTTCGCCATCCAAAGTCTGGCAACATCACATCTAGTCAGGTAGCCACTGTATTCCTGAGAGCAATTTCGTCTCTCATGAAGGAGGATGGTACCTGGCGATTCGACGATCTCATGAGATCAGCCGAAAGACCTGTCGTAGATTAGTTCCTGTAAGAACTAGTCATTATTAACAATAACTCAAATGGCACTTGCCAGAAAGGAGAGGAATATGTATACTTATACACACCTCGAAATGATGTCATACAAGGATTGTATGAAAATTGCGTCATTGGACGCTCCTAAGATGAGTAGCGACTCCAGAGCATACGTGGAGGCTAACTCTCTACAGTATTACGTCGCTATAAACTCTTGGCTCTTTATACTTAAAGAGTACTCTACTTATGCTTGGACTCACTTCGCCGAGCATATGCAGAAATTCGGTTTAATCGAGACGATACGTTATTGTCAAGATCAGGCCCAGATATTCATAAATTGCGAAGAGAACGACGATTTTATGAGGACATTTTACAACTCTTTAGAGCGGTTAAATGTTAACAACTCGTTGTTCCAAGAGAAGAATATTGACAAGTTAAAGTCAGTAACTTTTCTCTTCCTTCTTCGGTATCTGAAGAGATTCTCCCCTAATGGGAATGATCTCGTTCAGTTGGAGTCTATGAAAGACTTCAAAGCTACCGAGAATAGGCTGAAGCAGTTATCACGCAGGGAGATGAATCCTTTCGTGGTAGCGCTCGTTCGCGATGAAGTTGCACACATGTATCCATGGAATACCATATGTAAAAAGATAAGAAGCTTATCTATAGACGATATGGAGTTTACTTCCGGTGTGTGCCGTGGTACACGTGCCACTTTATATTCTAAATGTAAGTACCTCGCTTCCTCTGAGTACTGTGAAGTCTTCTTTCCACAGATATTTGGGGAAAGAGTGGTAGATATTCCTTCTGTACACAACAGAAAGTATATTCAAGAGGAGTATAAGGCGGTTACGCCACAGCCCGTTCCTAAATCATTTAAGGCAGCGAGAATCATCGCACCAGAAAATGTTTATAGGCAGGGTATGGGAAAGGCGATTGAGAAGATCTTCCGCAAGATCGATAATAGTCGATGCGGGGAGATTGGGACCAAGCGCGGACCTGCAATGAACCTGGAGGATCAGACGATCAACCAGAGACTTGCTAAAGAGGGGTCTGAAACTGGCAAATATGCCACATTGGATGCCTCTCACGCCTCAGATATGATATCTAAGGTGCTTTTTAGGTCTATATTTCCTACTGAATTTGTCGAAGCGGTAGAGCCATACATGGATGAATACATCGATTATGGCGATGGCACCGTAAGGGCCATGCAGATGATGAGCACCGCCGGCCACTCACTAACTTTCCGCCTTGAGACGATTGTGTATTTAGCAATCGCTCGCGCAGCTACTCACCTATGCGATAGGATGGGTGCAGCGAGTGGTGAAAGTTTTCAGTGTTGGGCGTATGGCGATGATACTATCGTACCTACATATGCCGCTGAGACAGCTATCGACTTTTTCTCTTCGCTGGGACTTGTAATAAATGTCGACAAGTCCTACTTCTCTCCAAATTTATTATATAGAGAGAGTTGTGGTGAAGAGTATTACATGGGACAGGATTGTACATCACTGTACTTTCCAAGATTCCCTCTCAAGGGGACTGTAAGCGATAAGGGAGTGTGGTTAGATGCATACACGTACCATGATGGTCGTGATGATACCTTGAGCACATCCCAGACTATGCTTATAGCGTTGCAGAAGAAGCTCTATCCATATTCAAAGGATGCGGCATACTTTCTGCTAGAAGTACTTAAAAACGCCGATAGGAGGATAACGGTATCCATCCCATATGACGATGCTAGTACTGACCCTTGGGGCTTACTGGATACAGGTAAGCCGGTAAAACATCCTACATACGAGGTTGTAGCTTGCAGTTATAATCAAGTCCTGCAAGAGGGCTACTCTTTGGTCGATATGCCGAAGAGAGCGGCATACTTTCCAGATATGCCGTATGCTCGCGCGATCGTAAAGACGGGCGATGCACCTGCATTCTGCGACTTTGGAGCGTATGAGGAATTCAGCAAAGCTGCTGATCTGGATACGTATCATTCGTGTCCAGTAGCGGTAGTTGCTGATAAAGGCGACGGAAGCGAAGACTGGATATTCCAGGCCTTCAAGTACAGAGAATTTCTGTTACACGGTCCGAGTTATGACTCACCATTGGATGAGCTGCTTGGCGTTTCGTCACCTAGCTTGTCGTACTCCGAGTTCTGCGGAGAGCGAGAGCTAAAGATGAAATTCGTTGTTAAGTAATACTTAACAATCTAGGG